GGATAAAAGTGCTAAAATATTAAAAACACATGTTTTACTTAAATTACCAGCTCAAGTTAAAAATGAATTTAAAAGAATCTTCTTTGAATTTGTTAATGGTACTGACGGTATGATTAGTTTTGATGATATAAAACAAAAATTAGAAATATGGAGTAATAGTTCAGCGTCTTTTTGTAATTTTGTTGGTGGTTTACATAATCAAGGTAAAGTAGAATACAATAAATTAGTTTTTAATACTAGTTTAATAACTACGAATCAAAATGTGATGAATGTTGATTCATATTCTGTTATTTCACCAGTTTTATTAGATACGAGTATTGATTATGAAAGAAATAATCATATGGATTACTTATTTTTAGAATTAAAAGGTGATTACACAACAAATCCAGCTATAGCAACATTAATTGATGCTATGACCCAAGAAGTTATTATTGCAAATACTAATTATATGATATGGGGTGATGGTAATAGAAAAGATAATGATTCATCTACTGTTAGAAAAACTAAACATCAAGCAATATATGTTAATAAACCAGTTTTTGATACTTATTTTAATGCTATTATCCAAAAATTAAAAGAAGCTGGTGACGCATATTCACCATCCACTGAGAAGAAAAAATTTGAACAAGAAATTTTTGGTACCGCAAATGAAGACACTATTAAATTACAATTATATAGAACCTGTAAAAACATACATGATAAATGGTTATCTGGAACGTTAGACCCAAATAATATAATTTTTCAATGTGGTAGTGGTAGAAATTCAGTTGATAGTAAATTAGCTGAAAAATATGGAAACACTAAAACCAGATTAATTGATAGTTTTAGGTTTGTAACTAGGTCGTTTAGAGATATTGGTGAGGAATTATTTATAAATCCTTTACCAATCAATGATTATTTATTAGAAAACCAAAATTCATCGTCATATGATGCGATAAGCTCTATGTTAGTTTCAAATAATTTTGATTTTGTTGCGTTACCTTCATTTATCAATTTTAAAAACCCAGAAGAATTAGAATCCTTATTTAAACCATATGGTAATTATGGGGAAGCTATTGCTAGTGGTTCATGTGGACCATCTTTCGTTTGTGTTTATGTTGGACAAAAATCAAAACATTTAGATTTTAAAAATTCACAATTTCCAAATGATAGTTTTGATTTAAGATGTAATGATGGTAATTTAGACGTGAGTGTTCCACAAGATTTCACAACAAATAATAGTGACCATGAAGACCCAGTAGCTGTTTTCACGGTAAAATATGGTCAACAGAATCAAAATATATTTAAAGATATTGAATTAGACCAAAGTGAATTTACTGAAACTGATGAATCTATTCAAATACAAGAAGATATTTCACAAAAAGGTTCTGAAAAAAATAGAACAATAGCTGGTCAAAACATGTACAATGTTTACGCAGTTAGGAGTTACACAGCTGACGTTGAAATGATGGGTAATGCGATGGTCCAACCAATGATGTATTTTCAATTAGATAATATACCTATGTTTCATGGTGCTTACATGATTACCAGAGTTAGACATTCAATAAAACCAAATACCATGTCAACAAACTTTACTGGTGTTAGGATAAAAGTTTCAGAAACACCGCTTATCGATGCTATGGATTTATATATGTCATTTTTAGACACATTAGATACTTCAGCAGCTGGTACTGGTGGTGGTAGTAGTAGTGGTGGTAGCCCTAGAGGTAGTTTATCACCAGTCACTATGACAATATATGAAAATGGTGGTTTGAACGGTAGAATAACAGCTGGTAATATAAAAACAAAATTAATACCTAAAATAAGTGGTATTAATAACCTTAAGATAAATAACAATGAAGAAAATCAATTATTATCTGAAGCTGTTGACCCATTAGTTAAAATGCTTAATGCTTGGGTTGTGTGGATGAAAGCAAATGGTTTTAAAGGTAGTGGAGGTGATTACGCAAATATAACCTCAGTTTTTAGAGATTATGATAAACAAGTATCTATTAAATCAGCATACGGTAGTGGTGCTGCAACACCTGGTTCATCACCACACGGGTGGGGTGTCGCAATAGATTTACAATTTTATAAAAAAGATGGGTCAGAGATATCAAATGTTAAAAACACAGCTTCATCATTTAATACTAATAATAACCCAGCATTGAAATGGTTATTAGATAATTCCTACGTTTATGGTTGGGTTTTACCTTATGGTCTTAGAGACCAATTTGGTTTAGATGAGCACTGGCATTTTGAATATCATGGTACAGCTGCTAAATGTTTGATGGAGAAAAACCCATCAACATATGGTTTTAAAGTTGATGTTACTAAAAAACAAGATTCTTCAGTATTAAACCCTTTAACCAAAGAAGGTAAAATGGCGGTATACACATCATGTGATTATAAATCAGTTAAAGATGTTGGTGACGGGACTGAAAAAAATAGTGTGTTAACTGATGCTGAATCTAAAGACAATCAAAAGAAAACTAAAAATTTCTTTAAAACAAAGGGTTATACTAAACAACAAACCGCTGGTATCATGGGTAATATACAACAAGAGAGTAGATTTAATCCTGGTGCCTTAAATAAAAAAGACTTAAATGGTTATGCATCTTTTGGTTTAATTCAATGGAATGAAAAATACACAACAAGGGCTGAAGCTGGGTCTGCATTAGATGAACAATTAAATCATTTAGTTGGTATGGGTACATTTAAAAAATGGGCTAATTTGTCAGAACCTAAAACTTCAGTTGAAGCGTCAACACATGAATTTGCTAATATTGTTGAAATATGTCACAAATGTAATAAAGGGTTCCAGATATACAAAGATAGTTATCAATATGTTAGAACTCAATTTGCAAATGATATATATAGAAGGTTTAATGATAAAAATGACCCATTGTTTTGGTAATTTAAAAAATAAGTAGTACCTTTGCATCATGATGGTAGCAAATATAGTTTCACAATCTGATATTAATATCAGTGAAGATTTTAATGTGGTTAAATCCATGGATGAAATAATCCATGGGTTACCTACATTAATAATTGGTTTTGATTATGTTAATAAACACTATCCAGACTTCAACATACTTAATTTTACTATAGAACCAAACCTATATTGGACTTTTAGGAAAAATGAGAAACGTGATAAATACGAACACGATTTATCTTTATTTATAACTAAAGTTTATTGTGATTTAGTCCAAGAAATCTCTTATATTTTTGTGGACCCAATCCACTACAATAAAAAAACTCTTTATAAAATAATAAAAAAAATAAAAACACTTAAAAATATCGTATCATATATACATAATGATATGATATACATTTATAGTGATAAATTAATCTTTGGGATTGATTTGAATTTGTTAGAATATATTGGGTTTAAAAAAGATGGTGTAAAAGATAAAATTAAACAAATAAGTTCAGTCTTTTTGGACTCTCCCAGGATACTTATAGAATATAAAAATATTGTAGAAGAACTTGATGACCAAGTTAAATACATCCCATATTTACATTCTATTAAAAATGAACAAAACAGTACTAATAGCTTCATTCATATTTCCAGAGAGAATCGATTGGTTCCTTAGTTATTTAGAAGCAAAATTCGACATCGCAAAAAATAAAGTATTTTGTTATGAAAATTTAGACGATAAATCTAAAGTTATTATAATATTTAAAATCACTGTACAAGACGGTGAACGACTTAATTTCAAAGACTTATTCCCAAATGCTGTTATTATTCATAAGAAAGGAAACGCTTTATACACTATAAATGCGTTGAATAAACTTATAGATGAAAAATTCCCAGATTCAAAGGGAAATACTGATTACAAGAATATAAAAATAGATTGGAGCGAATATCAAGATAAGATGATAACGATTAATGGTGAAAACCTTTCTATTTTAAACATATCTAGGCTTTTTTAGTGTTTTAAGATATTTATTATAAAGATAATAGATATTAAAACCTAAAATCATGGAAAACTATAAAAACGAAGACAAAACAAAAAAAGATAACAATCTAGACAAAATGTTGGATGGTTACTTAAATACAGAAAACCAAGACCCTAATTTAGATTGTAGTTCTGGTGTATGTGTTATAAAAGGTGACAAAAGCCTTATCGAAAGAATCAATAAAAAAATCATCACTGAAGATGGTAGACAATTATTATTTTAATATAAATGAGAAAACCAAAATTTAACCCAGAATTATTAAAAGAAGAAGCAAAGAAATTTAAGCTTCTATCAGAATATGACTTCTACCAAGAAGAAAAAGAAGCCCCAGAATATGAAAAACCTTTATTATTAGGTAATGAATTAGAAGAAGCTGAAGATGAAAATAGTGGTGAAGAAGCACCAATTGATGATACAGCTGTTGATAACATTGCTGCTGAATTAGGTGTTGAAGAACCAGCACAAGGTGAAGAAGAAGCACCAATTGCGGAACCAGAAGCACCAGTTGAACCAGAAGCGCCAGTTGAACCAGCGAGTGATGAAATCGAAGTTGATGTAACTGCTTTAGTTCAAGGTTCTGAAGAAGCAAAACAATCTGCCGATAGAGCTAGTCAAAATTCAGAAATGCTTTTACAAAAATTATCAGATTTGGAGGCTAAACTTAATCAAATGGATAGCGTAGGTGCTAAAATTGATGAATTAGAAAAAGAAATGATTAAAAGAAACCCTACTCCAGTTGAAAAATTAGAAATGCGTTCACTAAATTCTTTTCCTTACACTCAAAAATTAACTGATTATTGGGCTGATAAAGAAGGTCAATATGATGTTATGGGTACTGATAAAGAAGAATATACATTAACACAAAATGATGTTGATTACGGATATAGTGAACCACAAATTAAAAAAAGTTTCAGTGTATCACCAGATGAGTTTGAAGAAGAAGAAATCTAAACAAATTAAAAATAAATTTTAAACAAAGGCCCTAAAATAGGGCCTTTTTTATTGTTTATATGTTTTATTTTAATATTTTTTATGTTTTAACTTGCAACCTAGAATTTAATGTAGTACCTTTGTAAAAGAAATTAGTATTGGTGATAAATAGGTTAAATTTATTACAATTATATTGATAAAATAGTTATATTTCTATTGACTTTTAGGGTGATTGATAGTATATTTGTATAACAATTGAGTAAGAATAAATAACGTAAATATATAAACAAAAACAAAAAAAAATGAGTACAGAAAAAAATGCATTAGATGCAATGTTAGCACAGTACGAGAAGAACAACGCTCCTAAGTATGTGAAAAGCGAAACCGCTAAGGTTTATGATTTGAAAAACTACTTTAATACTTACATTAAAGAAGGTATTATATCAGCGACAAAACAAATTAGAATTTTACCAACAGCTGATGGTTCTACACCGTTTGTTGAAATGCACGCACACAAAGTGTTAGTTGATGGAGAATGGAAAACTTTCCCATGTTTAAAACATGAGAAAAATGAATCTTGCCCATTCTGTGAAGCCCGTGAATTATTATTATCTACAGGTAGTGAATCAGATAAAGAATTGGCTAAAAAATACAACGCAAGAAAAATGTATGTTGTAAAAGTTATCGACAGAGAGCACGAAGAAGAAGGTGTTAAATTCTGGAGATTCAACCACGATTACCGTAAAGAGGGTATCTATGATAAAATCTATGGTGTATTGGCTGCAATCAAAAAAGATGTTACACATCCAGAAACTGGTCGTGACTTAATCATTTCTATTAATAGAAATCAAAATAACATTCCAGTTGTTTCTTCTGTTTCACACATAGACCCTACTGTTTTATCAGATGATGAAGCTCAAAAAGCTGAATGGATTTCTGATGAAAGAACTTGGGAAGATGTTTATTCAGTTAGAAGTTACGATTATTTGGAAATCATTGTTAAAGGTGGTGTTCCAGTATGGGATAAAGATGAGAAATGTTTTGTTGACAAAGCTGCTCTTAAAAATGAAGACGCTAATTTAGAGTCTGAATTAACAATGGGTGTTGAAAATGTTAAAGCTAGTGTTCAAGCTGCGACAACTACCACACAAGTTTCTACTCCTTCTGTTGAAGAAGATGATGATGACTTACCATTTTAATTAGTTTTACTGACAAAAGGAGGTGAGAAATTGCCTCCTTTTGTGCTAAAATAACAATCATATATAAATTTAATTAAATGGCAAAAAAACCAGCAAAAACAATTGAAAAAAAATCCTTTGATTTGGATGCTTTCTTAGAAAGTGAAAATCTAAACTCGGAACCAAAAGATAAAGAATTAACATGGGTTCCGTTATCTAAAGCATGGTTCGATGCTTTGAAATTACCTGGATTCCCTAGAGGATTTGTAAGTTTGGTTAGGGGTTATTCTAACACAGGTAAATCAACCGCTTTTTACGAAGCAATCGCTGGAGCTCAAAAAATTGGTGATTTCGCAATCGTAATTGAAACTGAAGGAAACTGGAATGCTGACCACGCTAAAAAGGTTGGTGTTCAATTTAAAGAAGTTGTTGATAAAGAAACTGGTGAAATTACTGAAAAACCAGATAATTTCATGTTGGTTAGAAGTAAAGATTTATACAATATGTATAAAAACTACAATCATCAAGAAAGTAAAATGATGACTAAACCAACAAGAGGTGAACCAGTTATTGAAGACGTTTCTTTATTTATTAGTGAAATGATTCAAAAACAAGAAGATGGTATTATACCTATGAACTTGGTATTCCTTTGGGATTCTATTGGTACACTTAACTGTTATAAATCAGCGTGTTCTAATAGTAGTAATAATATGTGGAATGCGGGTGCTATGGGTGCTTTCCAAGCAATTGTAAACTTTAAAATACCTTCTAGTAGGTCTATTGATAGTGAATACACAAACACAATGATTTGTGTTCAGAAAATTTGGTTAGATAGTATGAATGGTACAGTTGTTAAACACAAAGGTGGTGAGTTTATGTTCTTTAACTCTAGAATTATTGTCCACTTAGGTGGTATTTTAACCCACGGAACTAAAAAGTTAACAGCTAAAGCTTTAAACCAAGATTTCCAATTTGGAACTGAAGCCAAAATTAGATGTGAGAAAAATCACGTAACAGGTATTGAAAGAAACGGTACTATTGCTTCAACGCCACACGGATATGTTAATCCAGATGAGTTAGATGAATACAAAAAACAAAATAGACAATTCATCCATGATGCTTTAAACGTTGACTACGACACAGTTATTGATTACGTTATCGAAGAGGGTAAACTTGAAGGTGACGATATTAGAGAATAGAATGTTTAACACTTAAAAAAGTTCTTTATGAACAAAAGACCACCACGTAATGGTGAAAAAATAGAAAAAATACAAAATACACTTTTGGTTGACGGAAACGCCCTGTTTAAGACAGGGTTTTTCGGTGCCAAAAATCAGTATAATTCCAAAGGACAACATGTCGGTGGAATTTATCAATTCATGACCACACTTAGAATGCTTCTTAATGAAGATTTATACCATAGAGTTTATGTATTCTGGGATGGTAATTTCAGTGGTAAACTTAGGTATGAAATATACGAGCCGTATAAGAGCTCTAGAGGTAAAGACTACAAGAATGGGACTCAACCCATAGATAAAGATGAATTATTACAAAGAAAGCTATGTTGGGACTACTTAAATGAGTTATATGTTAGACAATTAAAACATGAAGTAATTGAAGGGGATGATTTCATCGCTTATTATTGTTTAAATAAAAAATCTAATGAAAAAATAACCATATGTAGCAATGACAGAGACTATTACCAATTATTATCAGAAAATATTAAAATTTATTTCTTAGATTTAAAGAAATATGTTGATATTTCCAACTTTTCTTCGTACTTTTGTTATCATTATGAAAATGCTGCGTTAGTTAAAACAATGACTGGTGATAATAGTGACACTATTAAAGGTATAAAAGGTTTAGGTGAAAAAACTCTAATAAATTTATTCCCAGAATTGAATGAAAGAAAAGTAAGTTTAACTCAAATAATAGAAAGGGCCAAAGAACAACAAGAAGAAAGACTATCAAAAAAACAGAAACCTCTAGCTATTCTAGACAACATCATCAATCGGATAACAGATGGTGTTCAAGGTGAAAGAATCTACGAAATAAATGAAATTTTAGTAGATTTAAAAAACCCATTAATGACAAAAGACGGTATAACCGAATTGGAAGATTTAATTAATGGAGACTTAAATTCGAAAGAAGACGATGCTGATGAAGATAAACGAGAAATCAGAAAAGTTTACGAATTTATGAAAAGAGATGGTTTAGAAACCTTAATCGGTGAATCAAGATATCCAGAATATCTAACACCATTTAAAAAACTTATCGAAAGAGAAAAATTAATTTTTTAACACAATAAACAAATAAAAATGAGTAACGACAAAAATTTAACACAAAAGAACACTAGACCATTTAGAAATGAAGATGGTAAGTTTGAAGAACAACGATTTGAATTTATTTTGTACATTAATAGCCATATTATATGTCAAAGATTCTTCAATATCTACGACTTCAATGAAGATTCAACAAAATCTTTAGAACTTAAAGATATGATGGACAACATCGCTGGGATGAACAACGGTGAGTATGGTGGATTAGGTATCATCCCTAAACACTTAAAAGATAAATCATTAACATACCTTTGGGACAATTACAACCCATACTATCTTCAACAAGATGATGCTACTAAAAGTATTTTCGAGAAAGAAGATTTATTCCAATTCGAAGTTAAGGTAGATAAAAAAAGCGTTGGTTTAACTCAATTTAGTGGTAATTTCTTTCCTCCAAAGGTTAGATATGCTGTTGACGTAAGAGAAATTATCCCGTCTATCATGACTGAGATAAGACATTCATTAAGTCAAAAAAATTATACGATTGTTGGTGTTTAATCATCAACAATTGTATATTTATTTAAACAAGGTTTTTAAAAATAAAGAAATAAATGGCAAAAATAAATAAAGATAACTTAGGTTATTTGGGTTACGATTACCAAATTAGATTAATCGCACAAATACTTAATGATAAAAAGTTCGCTAATAATATATTAGACATTATAGACCCAAACTATTTCGAAGATGAAACCATTAGACTTATTGTTGCTAGAATTAAAGATGCTAAAATGGTTGACGATATCGTAATTGATATCTCTAGTCTTGAAATCAGAATGTTAGCTGATGCGACTAATGAAACACAAAGAAAATATATTATAGCTCAATTAGTTAAAATTAGAGAAGCAAATCTAGAAGACGGTTTTTTCATACAAGATAAAGCTATGAATTTTTGTAAACAACAAGAATTGATGAAATCAATGATTGAAATTAACAAAATAATTAGTAAGGGTGATTCAGATAACTACCCAGTATTAGAAGGTATTCTAAGGAAAGCTATTGAACATGGTGATAATAAAGATGATGGTATGAACATCTTTGACGGAATAGAACATGTTCTAGTTGATGATTTTAGAAACCCAATACCTACAGGTATTAAAGGTTTAGATGATATAATGGATGGTGGGTTATCAAAAGGTGAGTTAGCTGTTATATTAGCACCATTTGGTGTTGGTAAAACAACTATGATGACAAAATTAGCAAATACCGCTATGAAAACAGGTTATAACGTTCTTCAAATATTTTTCGAAGATAACCCTAAAGTTATTCAAAGAAAACATTTATCATGTTGGTCTGGTATCGACTTGAATAGTTTATCACTACACAAAGAAGAGTTAATGGAAATGGTTCAAACAATGACTAATGGTAAAGGTGTTTTACAATTGAAAAAATTCCCTAGTGATGGTACTACGATACCTATTATCAGACAATACATTAGAAAATTAATCGCATCTGGTTTTAGACCAGATATTATTTTACTTGATTATATTGATTGTGTTGAACCATCTAGAAAATTTGATGATATCAATGCTGGTGAAGGTAGTGTAATGAGACAATTTGAATCCATGTTATCCGAATTAGATATGGCTGGATGGACTGCGGTTCAAGGTAACAGAACTTCAATTGGTGCTGAAGTAGTTCAAGCTGACCAAATGGGTGGGTCGATTAAGAAAGGTCAAATTGGTCACTTTATAGTTTCAATAGCTAAAACATTAGACCAAAAAGAAAACGGTACTGCTACAATGGCGATTCTTAAATCTCGTTTTGGTAAAGATGGTATTGTATTTTCAGATATTAAATTCGATAATGCTAGAATACAAATAGATATGGGTGAAGATTCAAAACCTAGAAGTCAAACTGAACATAAAACAGAAAAAACACAGCAATCACAAGCAAAGATTAACGCTTTCTTTGATGCAAAAAAAACAGTTAAGACGACATTAGGCGGTCTTGACCTTAAAACAATAACACAAGAATAATAAAATAAAATAAAAATGATAGAACCTATTTTAAAAACAAATCCAGATAGATTCGTTATCTTCCCAATTGAACATCAAGACATTTGGGATTATTACGAAATAGAACTCGAATCTATGTGGACTGTTAAGGAAATTGACTTGTCTAAAGATTTAGACCATTGGAATAATAAATTAACCGATAATGAACGATTTTTCATTAAAAATGTTTTAGCTTTTTTTGCGGCATCTGATGGTATTGTGAATGAAAACTTAGCTGAAAACTTTTTAAAAGAAGTTCAATACACTGAGGCTAAATTCTTTTACGGGTTCCAAGTTATGATGGAAAATATTCATAGTCACATGTATTCATTACTTATTGATACATACATAAAAGACACCAAAGAAAGAAATGAGTGTTTTAAAGCTATTGAATATATGCCACCAGTTAAAAAGAAAGCTGAATGGGCTTTGCAATGGATTGAATCTGAATCTTTTGCTGAAAGACTTGTAGCGTTTGCAGCTGTTGAGGGGATTTTCTTTAGTGGTTCGTTTTGTAGTATTTTCTACTTAAAATCCAGAGGTTTAATGCCTGGGTTATGTGATAGTAATGCATTTATTTCTAGAGATGAATCGTTACATTGTGATTTCGCTATTCATTTATTGAATAATCACGTTGTAAATAAACCATCAAAAGAAAGAATACGTGAAATTTTCTTATCTGCTTTAGATATTGAAAAAGAATTTATTACCGAATCACTACCAGTATCGTTAATTGGTATGAATGCTGATTTAATGAAACAATATTTAGAATTCGTTGTTGACGGATTACTAGTTCAATTAGAATGTGAGAAAGAGTTTAACGCTAAAAACCCATTTGATTTTATGAATCAAATTGTTTTGAAAACCAAACAAAACTTTTTCGAAGGACGTTCAACAGAATATAAGGCTGCTGATTTAAGTGGGCCAATATCATTTGATGAAGAAATTTAATAATAGACTATGCAAGTAATAAAAAGAAACGGGAACAAAATAGATTTTAATCCAAATAAAATCTTAATGAGAATTAAAAAACAGTCTGAGGGGTTAAAGGTAAATGCTGATGAAGTCTTTATTAAAGTAACACAAGGTATTGCTGATGATATGACAACGAACCAAATCGATGATTTGATTTCAGTTGTTGCTGAATCATTAGCGATGAACCATCCAGATTATTCAAAATTAGCAGCAAACATTGCTATTACAAAACTTCATAAAGAAACTGAGGATTCTTTTATGAAGGCGACTAAAAAAATGTTTAATAATGGGTTATTAAACCAATTTTATTATAATAAAGTTAAGGAAAATATCGAATTGATTGATTCAGTTGTTGATTATAAAAAAGACTTTCATTTTGATTATTTTGGTTGGTCATCATTAAAAGATATTTACCTTCTAAAATTAAAAGATGGTACGATAGTTGAAAGACCACAACAAATGTATGTTAGGGTGGCTCTTATGGTTACTAACACACCAGAAGATTTCATTGAGAAATATAATGATTTGAGTAACCAAAAAGAAAGTCCAGCAACACCGTTAAAAATGAATATCGGTACCAATATCGGTCAAATTGCGTCATGTAATTTATCAATAGTCCCAGATGATTCAACTGAAGGGTTATTAGATATATTAGGTAGAATTGCGATTTCATCATCTAAAGCCGAAGGTATTGGATTGGCGATTTCGAATATTCGTTCTAAGGAAAGTAATGTTGGTAACTCTAATGGTAAAGCTGGTGGTATTTTAAAATACCTTAAAGTTGTTAACGAAACACTTAGATTTTGGAATCAAAGAGGTAAAAGACCTGGTTCATGTGCTGTATATATTGAACCATGGCATAAAGATATTTATGATGTTTTAGATATTAGAAAGAAAACTGGTGACGAAACACTTAGAGCACGTGATTTATTCTCAGCATTATGGATTTCAGATAATTTCATGAGAGCAGTTGAAACAAATGGTGATTGGTATTTATTTTGCCCTCACGACATACAAGAAGCTGGTTTAAAACCATTTTATGAAATTTATGGTAGTGAGTTCGAAGAAGAGTATAATAAAGCCGTAGCGATGGGTTTAGGTACTAAAATTAAAGCACATGATTTATGGTTAAAAATTATTGAGTCTCAAATTGAGACTGGTATGCCATATATGTGTTTTAAAGACTCTGCAAATATAAAATCTAACCAAAAAAATATGGGTGTTATCCATTCTAGTAATTTATGTGCTGAGATTATGGAAGTTACTGATGCCGAAACAACAGCTATTTGTACACTTACCAGTATTCCAGTTCAAAAATATGTGGTTGAAAATGGTTATAATTTTGATGATTTAGGTAGAGTTACACGTTCAATCACAAAATCATTAAATGTTGCGATTGAAGTTAACGAATATTCAACACCAGAGGGTAAAAAAGGTGGTTTAGAACAAAGAGCTTTAGGTATTGGTATTCAAGGTTTAGCTGATGTTTATGCTATGTTAAAATTACCATTCACATCCGAAAAGGCTAGACAACTTAATAAAGATATTTTTGAAACAATTTACTACAACGCCTTAAGACAATCATGTGATATGGCTAAGGAAAGTGGCGAAACATATAAGGGTTATGAGGGTTCACCAATTTCACAAGGTATTTTCCAATGGGAAATGTGGGGCTTAAAAGAAGAAAATTTATCTGGAATGTATGATTGGAAACAATTAAGAAAAGATATTAAAAAATATGGTATTAGAAATTCTTTAGTCACCACTTGCCCACCAACAGCTAGTTCTGCACGTGTTATTGGCTCTAATGAAGCATTTGAACCATTTACATCTAATTTATACGTTCGTAAAGTAACGGGTGGTGAATTCGCAATGGTTAATAAACATTTAGTTAAGGATTTAGAAGCTGAGGGTTTATGGAATAGAGAAATTCTAAATGAATTGATTAAAAATGAGGGTAGTGTTCAAAACATTCCATTAATTAATCAAGAATTAAAAGAAGTTTATAAAACAGTTTGGGAGATTTCACAAAAATCTCTAATTGAAATGTCATCAGAAAGAGGTCCTTTTATCGACCAATCTCAAAGTTTAAACATTTTCTTCGCAACACCAACTGTTGGTAAGTTAACAACATCACACACGTTAGCTTGGAAACTAGGGTTAAAAACTGGTCAGTACTATTTAAGAAGCCAACCAGTTGAAATGAAAGCTAAACACTTAGCGATTGATTTTTCAAAACAAAAACCAGTTGAACAACCAACTGAAAGTCAATTTGAATGTGTTGGGTGTTCAACATAAGAAATAATCAACCAAAATAAAGGGGACCTAACAGGTCCCTTTTTTTATTTAGCATATTTACTTATAAAAATTATTTAGTATCATATTTATCTAATAAACACACTTATGGCTAACGGAAAATACATAAATATTAATTACCCCAAAATATACATTTACGCTTTGGTTTCAGAAGAAAACAATAACGATATTAAATATATTGGAATTACAAGTAAAACACCATCACATCGATTAAGTAACCATATTTACGAAGCAAAAAAAAATATAAATAAAACTAATAAAACAAAATGGATTTCATCGGTAAATTTTAAAATAAAACAAATAATAATAGATATTGTTGATGAAGAGTTTAGTTATTTTTGGGAACAATATTGGATTTCACAATTCAGAACATGGGGTTTTGATTTAGTTAATTCAAATAACGGTGGTGGAGGGTTAGGTAAAAGAAGTTCAGACTTTTCAAATTGGTTAAGCGAAAGAAACAAAGGGAATAAATATAATTTTGGTAAAACGCATTCAGATGATACTAAAAATAAAATGAGATTAAAAAAAATAGGTAAACCATCACCTAGAAAGGGTGTGATAGTTTTAGAAGAAACTAAACAAAAACAATCATTAGCTAAAATAGGTAGTATCGGTAATGCAACTGGTTTTAAACATACAGAAGAAACAAAA